AACCCTTGGATGATGGGGAACAATATCTGAAGGTATGGCAGTATCATATCGGCAATGATAGACACGAGAATCTCAAGCACAGGCATAAGAGGTGCGAGGAACTGGTCAACCGCAGGGGCTACATACTCGATGAACTTGGTCACGATCGAGAGCAGGTCGTTCACGCTCTGGAACTTGGTGAGCAGGTCTGTGGCGACCTTGGCGATGCCTTCCATCCAGCCGCCTTCTGTAAACGCCTCAACCCATCCCTTAATCATGCCGACGTCGCCAGTGCCTTCCCATGCGGAGGTGATTGAGTCAATAACGGCTTGGCGTGCTTCCTCTGCGGCTTGCATCTCAAGCTGTTTGCGGTACTCGGCTGTCTGGCTCATGACATCGCTGAACTCGGCGTTACCCTTCACCATAGCCTCGGCAAAGGCGTATACCTGCTCGTCGATACGAGCTTGGGTCTTCTGTGCATCGGATGCCCCGATGAGGGCACGTTCACCCTTGACGCCTGCGATGGACTTGGCGGCACTCTCCAGAGCCTCGGAACGCTTGACACGCTCCTGCTCTTCCAGGAGGTCAAGCTGAAGCTCATACTCATCTGTGATGGCCTTGGCTGAGTCGAGGTACATCTTGTTCGCCTCGGTCGCATCCATGCCAAGCTTCACCTGCTCGGACATGTACCGCCACGCTTCCTGGAGGGCCTCGATATGCTTCTGCTCGATTGCGGCACGCTCGGAACCGTACTGCTTCTCCAAGTCGGAGGAGAGTTTCAGCGATTCGTATGACTGTCTCAGTGTGTCCACACGGTCTTGGTAAGACTTGGTGAACTCATCGGCGGTTTTCTTGTCGGCGTTCTCGCCTTCTGTCTTGGCTATGTCCTCAAGAACCTTCTTGTAAGCCGAAACCATCTGGGTGCGGTCGGCTTCAGGAACAAGTGCAGACTTGAGCAAGTCATCGTATTTCTTCACCTTGTCGTTCATGTCGTCTTGGGCTTTCAAGGCTTCCCCGTTCGGGCCAAGATAGGACAGTTCCCTTGTAGCGGCGGTGAACATGTCCATTGCACTTTCCTTATTCTCGTTCGCCTTGTTTCCTTCTGTAGTCTTATTGATCTCCTCGAGAATCTTGCGGAACGCTTCAGCCTTATCATTGCGTGATTTTTCAGACTCGCCTGACTTGTCAAGCAACTTCTTGTATTCAGCAACCTTGTCGTTAATCTCGTCCTGCGCCTTGAGGGCATCCCCATTCGGGGCAAGATAGGATAGTTCCCTTGAAGCGGCAGTGAACATGTCGGTAGCAGACTTCTTTGCCAAATCCTCTGCAAGGCTGAGCTGCATGCCGTACTGTTGGGAGATGAGCTTCATGAGGTCGAGGTATTCCTGATAGGACTGCTTGGCGTTTCCTGTCTCATGCAAGCGTTTCTTGAATAGTTCAAACGCATTCTTCTCAGCTTCCCACTGTTGGAGCTTGATGTTGACGATATCCTCGTTATCCTTGCCGTACAGAGCCATAAGCTCGTTGCGCTTCTGCATGGAGGCAATCTCGTCCTCTATGCCGGTCTTGGTCTTGTTGTACTCGGATGCGCTCTCCATGGCCTTCTTGGCCTTCTGGGCCTCTGCAAGGGCAGAGGCAACCACTGCAAGCATCTCGGATGCCTGTGTGCGAATAAACTCCGTAGCGCCAGATATTGATGTGTTGTACAGCATTTCCACCATAGCCGACAACTTCTTGACTTTCGCCTCAATCTCGGCTTCCTCGCCACCATCGAACCCGAGCAGGCGCTCAAGAGGGGTGACGAAACTTGCGGGATCTCTGCCGACGAACTCGGTGATGTCCGGCATACCACCGGAACGACCAAGGTTCATCATTGCACCGATGTCTGCGGAGAAGTCCCGTAGTGCATCTGCGGCAGCCTGAGATGCAGCGATGCGGTCACTCTCGGCTTTCTTGTAGTCGTTCAGCTTCTTGATGTATGCGTCGTAGGCGTCAATCTGCGACCATATGGACTGATCTATCCTGAGTCCGATTTCTGTTGCCACCTCTGCTGTATATCTGAGTGTAGCACCGTACTGTTTAGCGAAATCACGCACCTGATCAAACTCAGTGATGTCAAAACTGCCACCTGCACCGGAGGCTATGGCATTTGCTTGCAGGTTACGAAATGCAATGAGTTCATTTCTCAAGACCCTTGCAGTCGGTGTCTTGGCAAAATCTGTACCGCCTGATGGGTCGTACACGCCCTTGTTGTAATTCTCGTTTGCATCATGGGCAGCGTTCCAGTTTTCCTTGAGGGTAAGGATCCACTCACTCATGGGCTTGAAGAAGTGGTTGACAGCCTCCCCGACGTTCTCCTTGAGTTCCTTGGTAGCTTCTTGGTTGCGCCGCTGGATGGACAGCATCGAATCCCACTCGCGCTCGGTTGCACCCATGGCCTTCTTCTGCTGTTCAAGAACGATGTTGACACGCGCCTGTACCTTAGCCCACTCAAGCGACTGTCCTGTAAGGTTTTCCCAACCGTTCTTTTGTAGCTCAAGGTCAACCATGCTCTCGCGGACGACTGAGCCGATGGAGCGGAAGTTCTCGACGTTTCCCGACGCTCCGCTCATGAACCGCTGTGCGAAGTCCGATATGTTCCCCTGTACGTCGCGGAACGCCATGATATCGGAAAGCGCCGAGGCGACCGTCTCGGAGAACTGTGCGGCTTCCGCGGCAGACGCGCCGAACCCAAGCGCGGTGTTGCCGATGGTGGAAAGGATGTCTGCGGCGGAGGACTTGGCAATACCAAAATTGTCCACCATGTTCTGCACGGCGGCGTTTGCACGGTCAAGCCCCTCGAATACCGCATCGAAGCGCCCGAACACCTGCTCGGCTTCCGCGGCTGCGTTTGATGCGTCCTTGAGTCCTTGGGTGAGCAGTTGGAACACCTTGCGTATCGCAAACACAATCAACTGTGCGCTCACAAAGTTCTTGATGAGGTTCTTGATGCGCTCTCCGGTGCCATTGGCTGCCTGTGACAGCTTGTCGTGCTCTATCGTGAGCTTCTGGTATTCCTCGGAAAGCTTTTGGATCTCCTTGGGGTCGCCATGGATGGAGCTGAGGTTCAATCCTTGTTCCCTGATCTTCGACATCTTGAACTCGACGGCCTCAAGCTCGGTTCCGAACATGCGCACGGCTTCCGCGCCCTCGTTGACACCCTTCATGCTGAACGTGCTTCTGAGGTTTTTAGTCGCAGCCTTGCGGAATGTGTCGGTATCGGCCTCCACATCCTTGAGAAAGCTGAATATCTGCTTCTGGATGATGCCGAGATCGCGCGTCTGTTGCTCAATTCCCTGTTCATCAATGAAGCGGAAGGTGCGCGAGGGGTCTGCGCCAAGATATTGCTGTGCCTGCTTGAACGCTGCGTTCGCCATGGTGATCGCCTGTTGCGATGCCTTCATCTGACCGTTGAACAGTGCCGCCGAGTTGTAGGCGCGTTGCAATGCGGCCTTGTAAGCCTCAAGGTCGCCGGAGTTCTTGAATACTTGGTTTGCGCTCTTGCCGCTCATCCCGAGTTGTTCGAGCGCCCGTTGCGCCTTCTCAATCCCTTGGATGTTGGCATCACTGTTTATCGTCAGTTGCACAGCCATGGCTTATTCCTCATCGTCGTCGGGAAGTTCATCCCTGTGCTTCATTTCCCAACTGTCGTATCGGTTGCTCTCCGACTCAAGGATGTTGATGATGTCGATGACGGTCGCCCGCTCGTCGAACCAACCCTTGCCATGCGGAAGCCCACACCGCTTGAATGTCATCCACAGCGCGATGGAGCGGTACAGGAAATCCGTCTCCATCACATCGATCTGGTCTTGCCGTGGATGCTTGAACTCGACCACGCCGGTACGCGGATTCTTGTAACCAGGCAACAGTACCGACGTAGCACCCTGTTCCTCGAACAGCACCCTGTCCAAATAGGACATCTCGCGTCCGAACAGCTTTTGGCGGCTTGCCTGATAGCCGCAAATCAGTTTTTTCGTTCATCCTCGGTCAACTCGGAACGACGGAAACTGTCGTGGTAGTTCTCGACAATCAGCGCATCGGCAAGCGTCGATCCCACGGCGTTGACAATATCCAACGGCCCAAGTTCCTCATTGCCGTTAAAAAGTCCGTGTACCTCAAGAACGGTGGCTTTCCACACCTCGGTCATGGGGATGGAATAGGTAGCGTCGGTGTTCATGCGCATGTTCAGCCGAGCCTTATCGCCTGCGGTCAAATACTTTTTAAGCAACCAGATGCCGCTTTCCTTGCCAAGTTCGGTATTTTTCACCTTCTTGCCTTTCTCGTCGGTCACATAGACATCGGGAACAAACTCGTATTTCAGACTCGCGTTCGCCTTATCGGCGTCCACAATCAATTTTGCACCCAACTGAATCTTAGCCATGTTTCTCTCCTGTAAGAACGATATGTGGTAATGTCGGGTTGGCTTCGGTGAGGGAGCCAACCCATAAGCAAATCAAGGTCTGATGAATCAGCTTGCGGCAATGTTGTAGACGCCGACCCAGTGCAGGGGTTCAAAACCGTCATCGTCGCTCTGCTGTGCAACGAAGTCACAGTTGAAACCCTTGACCGAGCCGTAGTCGCTGTCGGTGTTCTTCGAGGTGAAGATGACCGGCATGATATCGATCTCGCACGCCTCTCCATCCGAAGGTCCTGCGGCACTGATGCGCCGTGCGGTCCAGTCGATCATGAGCAACGAAATCGGAGTGGATACCTCGGTCACTTCGACGGTTCCAGCATTGTCACGCGCATAAGTCTGGAACATCTTGATGATCATTTCCTGTGCGCTGTTCTCCGCCGGGATCTCGTTGTAGCCGCTGATCGACCCGGTGGTCGCCACGATGCCGTCGGAGAGCTGCTGTGCGATGCCGTTGTTGCTGTCGGTGGTCGCATCGGTGGTCTGCTTGCTCTGACTCAGCGACTTGCCACGGGCGAAGCCAAGCAGGTGCTTGGTCAGGGGTACACACTTATCACCAGCGACGCTCATAGAGATTGCGCTGGCAGCTTGGAACGGAAGCCCCACGCGCACGGGCATTACCGACCCTTCGGCGGCCTTCGCGCTCACGTAATACCATGAACCCTTGGTGAGAACGGGACTATTGGTTGCCGCGCCGGAAATCTCAGTGCCTTTGGTCAGCAGATACGCCAACCCATGATTGCCTAAAGTCTTGATACCAGCCATAATTTTCCTCCAATCAAGCCATGTCACTGTCGGACACAGGCTTGAGCATAATGATCATGAGTGCGGTAACCCGCACATTTGTCGTACTCGAAGCAAGGGAATAACTCATCCCCTGCACCCACCTGTAGTACCCTAAAGGCAGGCTGTTCAGATAATTCGCAAGACAGTCGGCATACTTGAGATACGCCGCAGAATCGCTGTTTCTCAGCAGGAAGTCCACGACCACGGCGAACGAGGCGTTTCCTTCCTCATCTGCGTCGTACATGTTGTCTCCCTGCACATACACCCCGATGTTCCTGAGCGTCCCATCCGGCGCCTGTTGGTCGGTCAGCCCGAACTTGATGTTGTCGATGTCCGCACTCAACCCGTACGCTTCCAAGTACGCGCGGAAATCGGGATGCACGCCGCCGGTCGTCCTGTCTTTCAACAGGTAGTACAGTCCTACCGCGGCTGAATGGACTGGTGTTGACACTTCTATCGGCATATCATCGTCCTCCATCCATGGCGTCCTGCAATTCGGCGTCCAGGTTCTTCTCTGCCTTCTGTTCGATCCTCGCCGATTGGGCGGCCACCAATCCTGCCAGCTTCACCGTCATGACCCATTTGCCCCACGGGCGACGCGCGTTCGGTCGCTCCCACAGGTTCATCGGATACGACGACAGCTTTGCGGTCTTTGCGAACGGCCCACGGCTCTTGAGTCCGTAGTGGATCAGCCGGTGCTCTTCACCCCGGCGGTCGTAGTAGCCGGACTTGTTGCTTAAAAGCTTACCCTTGGTCTTGCGCCACATCGGATTGTTGTAATACAGCGTGTCGCGCCCCATGCGGTTCGTGAACCGTTGCATCAGTATCTCGCGTCCGATGTTCGCCGCGTGCCCCACCATCCTGAGTCCGGTCTTGCTTATCACGCCGCGTTGGGTTTTCTCCCTGTCGAGCGCGAGGAATATGGTGTCTGTTCCTGCGATGTCAACCGTAAGCAACTGGTCCATCATTCACCTCACAATTCCGGCTCGGGGTCGGGTTCCGGCTCCGGCTCCGGTGTCGGTTCTGGTTCCGCATCAGGTTCCGGCTCGGGGTCCGAAGCGCTGTCCGACTTGAGGAACAGACGCACGGGATTCCCGTCCTCGTAGCTGACCACCCCCATCTCCACGCCACCGATTTCAACCTTGAGCGACTTGTACAGTTCAGCCGTGATGCCGTTCGTGCGGAGCGTACCGATGGGTATCACCACGCTCGGAATCAGCATCGGGCTTCCCGGATCAAGCCGCCCGTCGGTTTCAAGGCGCTTCCACGCGTTGCTGACGATTCCATTGACAGGGATACGGACACCGTTGAAGATGATGGTGAAGCCACCCTCTGGGGAGAACTCACCCTCACTCACGTTGAAGTCCATCTCGGCATTGAAATCGTCAAGCGCAGGCATGGTCCACCTTCCTTATGCTACAACGGTCTTGTAGAACCAAGCGTCGAGCTGGGTCGGAATCGCCAAGGGAGCACTCTGCACATACGCACTGTAGGCAAAGTGATTTCTCACGTCACCCTCAATTGCGTGAAGCAAAGTCCTTCCGGCGACCATGCCAGGCATTCCGCTCACCTTGTCGTACAGACCTGCGTAGCCCATAGTTCCCCAATCGGGATAGGTGAGCAGACAGCCCTTGTCGTCGATCATCGGAGTCTCGCTCTCATCCCCGTTGTAGGCATAGCCGTTCACGTAGGACAGGATGGCGATGTCACCAACCATCGGGACATTGACGGTTCCGTTGTAGGCGACTCCGGGGAACCCGGCAAAAGCCTGCGCACGGACGTTGTTGCCTTCAATGCGGCGGTTGTCAAGGGCCGCAATGAACTTGGTATTGCCAAGCAATGTCGAAAGGGCCGTCTTGCCGAGAATCATCTCGGTAGGCATCTTTCCGCTCTTGTTGAACACCAAGAAGCAGTAGTCACGAATCTCACTGATGATGTCGTTGGATGCAGTCCACTTTGTGGAAACAGCACCACCGACCAAATCGGAATCGACGCCAAAATCAATCTCATCGGCATTGTACAGGGTTCCGTCGGCGGCCATGGCCTTCGGCGTCACCTTTCCGGTCTTGATGATCTGGGCGCACTGTGCTTCCTCATTCATGATGAGGGACTCACGGATGCCGAGGTCGATCTTCTCAGCCATGATCTGGATCATGCGCTGGCTCTTGGAGTATGGTGCCTCCACGGGCTCGCCGAATACACGTCTGGAGGCTTCATCGATGGTCCCTGTGGCTTCATAGAAGAAGTACGGGGGAGTATAGGTGCGGACCTGGTGCGGTGCGATTGCTCCGACGTTCAAGGGTGAATCGGTCCTGCGAACGCTGGGGAGCAATACGGTGCCCCTGCGGCGTACCTCGACCGATACGGTCTCATTCTCGCTTTCCAACACTCCGCTGAAGTAGCGGTTGCGGAAGAACGACACAATAGGTTTCTTAGCCTCAAGCGTCGCCTGAATCTTGCGTACGCCATAGGTGAACTGGTCAGTGAAATCAGCCATGATAGCTCTCCTTATTCCTCAACAACGGCGGGGTTCCGCTCGGTATCGGCCTGATGAATCAGATAGATTCCCTTCTCCCTCAGCGCATCGAACGCAGAGTCAACATCGACACCCTCGGGAACAACAGCCTCATCGGCGTTGAACTTTCCGGCGATATACACGGACACATACTGTTCGTCTTCGCTGGCGGGAGCGTCGGCGGCAAGAATCGCATACGGAACTTCCGAACCATCGGTCGCAGTGGGATTCCATGCGGCGAGTTCGTTGGATGCGGCGGCCTGCGAGACAGTGATGATGAATCCATCACCAGCGGCAAATGCCTTCTCTTCCCCAGCAGTCGCCTTGTCAGTGATGACAAACTTGATGTGCTTGGAGAATGTGTCGCCTGCTGTGCCTGCATCGGTCTTGCCGATATAAGAGCCTTCGGGGTCGTAGACCTCGAACACTGCATCAGCGGCAGGGTCAGCAGTGGCGGCAGAGATACACTTGATGGTGTAATCGCCGATTTTTGCACCAGCGAGCACTGGGGTTGTCTCGTCAAGTACCACCGTCCCTGTACCAGTATTGGCACCAGCTTCACCAGCTCCATCAGGTACGGCATCAGCCGCGCTCAATGCACCGTCATTGGTTTTCTTGCCAAGGACTGTGTTGGCAGACAGCGCGGTGTCGATGCCTGCCAACTTCATTACCGCGGTGATATAGTTGCCGTCCAAGACAAACTGTTCGTGATTGATTGTGGTACTCATTTTGCACCCTCCACGTTCTTGGCCATCGCATCGATGGCCTTTTTCGCCTCTTCCTCGTCCGCAACAAGCCCATCATCAGCAAGCGTTCCCTGCGGTACGATGTTATTTGCGGAATCCTTTGCAGCGGCCTCAAGGGCACTCTGTGCATCCTTGGCTGCCTTTTCCTTCTCAGCGGCCTGCGCATCGAGAATGTCACTCATCACGGCTTCCTTGGTCTTGCCACCCTTGATTCCCTCTGCGATTACGCTGATGTCTGTCACATGAGCGGAAAGGGACATGATTGACTCAGCCCTCGTCCGTTCAGCCTTCTGCCCCTCTTCGACGCCTGCCTTTCGTTCGTCGCGCTTGATCTGCGCAACCAACTCTGGATAGGCGGCGGTAAGGGCTTCCACAGTAGTAATGGTTTCCTGTTCTGCCACACCTTCTCCTTCGCCCCAATTTCCTTGGGGCTTAATCAACTCGACGCAAGCGTCGAAATCGTCCACAATCTCATCAACAAGGCCGCGTTCCAAGGCTTCCTTGGCCAGGAACACCTCACCTTGCCCGTACTTCTCAACCAGTTCCTCCACGGTTATCCCGCGGTGCTTGCAAATCGCACCTGCAAACAAATCCCATGTCTCATCCAGGAGCTTCTGCTCAGCTTCCTTGCCTTCCTTGGTGCCCGGGGAGAGATTCTTCTTGTCGCTGTACTTGGAGTGGAAATAGACCTTCTGGATGCCCAGCTTCGACCAGAAACCATCCATGTTCGTCCATGACGCCTGTACGCCGATAGAACCAGCCTCACTGGCAGGTGACATGAGGATTTTCTTGGATGCCGATGCCAGCAAATATGCCGCAGAGCAACCCATGCCTTCGATGTAGGCGTACACAGGCTTCCGGCTCTTGCTTATGGTTGAGGCGCACTCGATGGCTCCATTGACCACGCCACCGGGGCTGTTGATGTCGAGCAGGATCTTTGTGACTTCAGGGTCGTTGTTCAATTCGTCAATCATCGAGGAAATGCGGATATAGTCACTGTTGTACAATGCGTCCCTGATGGGAATTACACCAACAGAGCCGATTTTCACCGAGTAGTATCCGCATGACTGGCGCCTTCTGAGCAACTTGTCATCGCTTTCGCTGAACGCATCACGAAGCTCGCTCATGCTCGGCTTGTTCTTTGGGTCAATCGCCCACATGACGTATTTGTTCATTCGTCGTCCCCCTCGTCGGCAGGTTTTTCACCGCCATCACCGCCATCACCGCCATTTGCACCGCCACCGTCGTCGTCCGACATGACATTCTTCTTGTCAACGGTGAGGTCTGGTTTCAGCCCGTGGCTGTCCAGCATCTCGGCTTCCTGCTTGCGCCGTTCAAGCACCTTGTCAAAATCCTTGCCCAAGAGGCGGCATTCATCCTCATAGGTTGAAGTCATGTTGTTAAGCCTCAGCGTTGCGGCTGTCGCATTCTTCACCGGGTCGATGTTCAGCACGACCGGCCCATGCCAGTTGGCGTTGTTCCAAGCGGCGCGGACGAACGGGTTCGTCTGGTATCCGGGGCAGTTCACGATGCCCTGCATGTTCAGAAGCCAGACCATGAGTTCGTAGACGGGCTGCATGGCCTGCATGGCGAATGCCTTGCGCTCTATGTCCCATTTGCGTGCCGCCGCCTGTATGGCCGCCTGTGATGCCGAGTAGTTGGAGTTGAACACCTGAAGGGCGACCTCGTAGGGGATGCCCACCGCCATGCAAACCAGCTTTAGCTGGCCTTCCATGAACTTCCAGAACTCAGCCACAGGACTCTTGCTCTCGGGGAGGGTTATCTTCTCGCCTGGAGCCAACGTCTGGATGTAGCCCGGCCCCATGGTGATGGGACTCTCTTTCGATCCTGTCTCATCGGCTTTCTTGTCCCTGTCGAGCGTTCCCAAGAAAGCGTCGTCCGAGGCTGACGGGCTTGGGTTGGTTGCAAGCAAATCCTTGTCGCGTTCGACAAAGGCGGTGATGTACGAGTGGATGACGGCCTTGACAAGCTCAGCCTCGCTGAACTTGTTCATCATGATGATGTCGTTCATGGCAGGGAGCACAAGAGGCCGTCCGCGTCTCTGGTTGGGTTGCACCTTGCCTGTGAGGATGAGGTTGTATTGGAGGCGGTTAAGGTCGCTTCCGGGGTACTTTGCGAAGCGGCTCACTTCCTTGTATTCGTAGCTGTAGGGGCTTGTCTCGCTCTTGATGCTGTATCCGACGGGAACGCCTTTCTCATCGAGCTTCACGCCCGATACCATGCGCTCGGTGTTTGCGGCATCATCCTTGTTCATGACCGAACGGCCGTCGTAGTAACGGACGTATGGAACATAGATGCCGTTCCAGTTGTGTATGCCGATGAACTGGAGCACATCACCTGTGGCATAGCCGTTGAAGGCGGCGACACGGGTCATGGCTCCAAGGGTGTTCTCGCCGAGCACATCGCACGCCTCGGGAGTCTTTGCCCAGAGGTTCCAATACTCCTCGATGAGCTGGCTATTCTTGGCGATCTTCTTCTTGCTGATGGTAAGGACGCTCGTGGACACCACCGACTCAAGGGACAGGCCGCTGCCTATCATGCCGTCCACCATGCAGTTTACCAAGCCGCTTCCTACCGAGTTCTCGGTGGACAGCTTGAGGGCCTCATCCTTGGATGCCTTGAGCAGGAATGAGGAAACCAGCAGGTCGGGGTTCAGCGGATAGGATGCACGGAAGTTGGTGGTCTTTCGGGTGTCACTGGTCTGCTTGTAGATTGATTCCGAGGTTTTCTTGATGTCTTGGGTCGTGGAATCAATTTCCATTACATGAGCCTCACATACATCCCCTTTCTCTTGGGGGCGCCTTCGTTGGCTATCTCTTCGACGAGCCGGTTAATCTCACCTTTATAGAAAGCGATTCGTTCGGAGATCCATTTGACGTCCACACGAGACACGGTTCGACGCATGTCGCCATCGTCGATGGTCATCGTCTGTCCGCCACGAACCACACGGTCCTCGGCATCAAGGAACAGTGCAAGTTTGGCCTTCGCCTGTTTCAGCTCAATTTGTTTCTCCGCAACGGATACACTCATGGTATGGTAACAGTATGAATTACACACACTCTTGCTGTCAATGATTTGCACACAAGACACACTATTTGTGACGTGTCAACGATTTATAATACTTGCTAGTACGCTAGATTCGGCGTATACTGTGCATATACGGGAGCAACGTGCTCTACTTTCGGTCAAAAGGTGGTTGTACATGAGGAAAACGGTGTGGTATCTGGTGCATGACTTGACAGAGGGAACCCAGACACGGTTCAGAAGCCAGCGGCGGTTGATACAATTCTTGCGTCATGAGGGGTGCTGTTTCGACAACAACGCGCTCAAGCGCATCACGCAACCCATACGCAACATGCGCGACCTCGACGATGAGAGTGTCGGGGAACTCTATCTGCTCACGGAAGCGGATCATGAGTTGTGCATCGAGGAACTGCTATGAGCGACAAGCCGAAGCGGCGGTACATCACCAAGGCAGAGTTCGCGGCCCTTATGGGCGTCAACAGGTCGCAGGTCACCCGCGCCGTAAAGAGTGGACGCATAAACGAAACCAAGAGCGGCAAGATAGACTGGAAACAGGCTTCGGAGGATTGGGAGAACAACCGCAGCGACCACCTTGCAGGGACGGGCAGGGCGAACAACGCCAAGCCCAAGGGCAAAAACCTCTACATGGAGGGACTGCCGACAATCCCCCCGATCAAAACCATGGAAGATATGGGCGACATGGAAGATATTGACGACGATCATGAGAAAACCGCACCAGTAGACCCCGAGGACATCGGCAAGCCACCCAAGCGCAACACACGTGCTTGGGAGGATTACCGGGAACGGAAAGCCAAGGCGGATTGGGCTGAGATGAGGGTTCGCAAGGAGAAGGGTGAGCTGCTCGAGCGCACCGACGTCCTTGCCGTCTACGGGGCCACGCTCAACGGACTCAAGACCGGCGTGCTGTCGCTCCCCCAACGGACGACCATGAAGATCATGGGCATCGTCAAAGAGTGGATGGCGACACAAAACATCGCGGTTGACGCGAACAGGCTGATATTCCTCGAAAAGAGCGTGCAGGACGCCGTGGCCGCAGAATCACACTTCGTACTGACCGACATATTGCACAAGATCGAGAACGTAACACAGGAGGCCGACACGATTGCCGAAAAGAGGCGCTAGGAGCAAGAAGCTCACCAAGAAAACGCTCAAGGCAAGAAGCGAACTCGCGCAGATGTTCGCCACGATGTTGCGCCCGAACCCGCGCATCACCATCAGCGAGTACGTCGACGGTCACCTCTACATCCCGCCACCGGCGCAGTTTGCAGGCATGTACCGCCTCGACCTCACCCCGTATGCCAAGGAGATGATGGATGAGTGCTCCCCGTCGTCCCCGGCACGCGAAATAATCATGGTCACAGGCACGCAGATGTCAAAGACACAAATCATCCTCAATGGCATCGCCTACTACATCGAGAACGACCCAACCTCCATGCTCATCGGATTCCCGAACGAGAAGGAAGGCAAGCAGTTCGTCCGCACCCGCATCGACCCGATGATAGACTACAACCCATTCCTCAAGGAGCGCATCGGCACGTCGCGCAAGGGCGCGTCGGGGAGCACGACCGACTACAAGGAGTTTCCCGGAGGATTCCTCAAGCGTGCCACGGGCGAGGCGGCAAGCTCGTTCATGTCTACCATGTGCCGCATCGTCTGGCTCGACGAGTACGACGCGTTCCCGCCCAACATCCAGGGCAAGGGGAGCGGAAAGACACTCGCCGAACAGCGGACGGCGACCTATCGGGGGCGCGAGAAGATTGTCGTATCGTCAACACCGACCAACGAGGACTCGCAGATACTCGCGCTCTTGGAGAACACCGACAAGCGTCATTACTTCCTAACCAGCCCCAAGGGTACTCTCTTCGAGCTTGAGTGGAAGGGATTCCACTGGAGGGCTGACGGGCAGGATGTCAAGGAGGTCTGGTACGAGATTCCCGAGACGGGGGAACGCATCGACGAGTACATGATGCCCAAGCTCCTCGAGAATGGAACATGGATCCCAACGAACCCGAAAAAGACCGACCCCACCTCCGTGGGCTTCTGGATAAGCGGACTGTACTCGCCGTTCCGCTCATGGCGCAACATTGTTTCGTCGTTCATCAAGGCTCAGGACGCAGAGGAGCTTGGCGACTTTGGGGCTATAACATCGTTCTATAACAACATCCTCGCACTGCCGTATGAGCAGAGTGCCACAAGACCCGATGCCGAGAAAATGATGCTCTGGGCGAGAAGCAGGGAGTACGGCTACAAGCGGTACTCCAACGCAGGATCGTTCCCCAAGGACGTGCTGTTCCTCACCAGCGGAACCGACGTGCAGCTCGACCGACTGGAAACAGAGGTCAAGGGGTGGTGCAGAAACGGCCGTTCACGCTCCATCGAACATTATGTGTTCGCCTGCGAGGCAGGCAAGACCACCAAGGACCTCAACGCCAACTGCTGGAAGGAATACCGCGAGAAGGTACTCAATACGTTGTATCTTCGGGAGGACGGCTTGGAACTCGGTGTGGCCTTTAACGCAATCGACCGATCGTATATCCCAGAGGTTGTGCAGGCATTCGCAGAGTCGGTTGACCCCAAGTGCGAGCGTGTCATCCCCGTGCGTGGTGTGGACAGGCAGAACGCCGCCATCTCTGACCTCAAGATTTCCAAGATGACATACCCCGGTGGTGTGGTGAAGCATGTCATGTACCGTGATGTCGGTGTCTCCAAGCTCAAGGGGGAGGCGTACTCCAACTTCAGGCTTCCCTACAGCGATGAGGGTGCTGTGTGCATGTTCTGCGAGGATTATCCTCCCGAGATATTCACGCAGTTGACCGTCGAGGAATACGTGCCCGGCAGTCGTGGCAGGAAAGGTTATTGGGACAGCCACAACAAGCGCAACGAGGCAATAGACATCCACGTGTACAACATGGCCATGTGGTATTACTCGGGAGTGCCGGGCTGGAAGAAAGAGGACTACGACGCCCATGAGGCGAAACTGAACGCACTCGCCAAAGGAATATCGGACAAAAAAATAGCGGCCAAGCGTTACCTTGGTCGCCAAACGTTCAAGTCGAACCTTGGGATATAGCTTCCCGACCATCCCTCTCGAACACCAGCGGCTTTCCCGCCTTCAACATGCGGTCGAGGATCATGCCGTTGCACGCGATATGCAGGGCATGGCTCATGCCGTCATCTGGATCGATCAGTTCACCCCTGCGGATTGCCATGGCATGACGCATGATGGCGTTCCAATACAACAGCGGGTCGAGTTCCATGTACCCTATCGGGTGGGTTGCCGCGCCCTTGTTCATGATGGTCGCCATGCCCGCAAGCTGTTCCGGCGGCAACAGGTGGTACTCCAATTTCGCCTTTTTCACGGGATCTTTCTTGAACTCCATTTCACGCTCCCTTTTTCTTCTCTACCAGTGTGACGAGGTTGCTCCTCACCACCTGCCTTGCCCCGTGACGACGGATGCCGTAATACACGCCCATTGCGTTCCGCGTCATGCTGAAAATATCCCACTTGCGTCCGTCATAAATACACTTCATGCCGATAACATCTTTGGTTTCCATGTCACCCACCTCCCTAGAATGGTGTGTCGTCATCAAAACGCTCAGGCCCGCCATACATCGGCTCTGGATTGCTTGCAACCGGCCTCGGTGCAGGATTGTTCCTCGGAGCACTCGTGCCTTGATTCTGGTGCTCCTGCGGGCTTCCCAGCAGCGTGAGGGAGTTGACAATCAATGCTACCTTGCTCCGAGACTGCCCGTCCTGTTCCCAACGCTCCTGGACAAGACTTGCGTTAATCGCGACCTGTGTCCCTTTGTTGAGATACTGGTTCACGACCTCAGCCGACTTGCCGAACATGGAGCAATCAAAGAATGATGCCTCATCCACCCACTGGTCGCCCTTCTTTGTACGCCTGTTCACAGCGATGCTGAATTTGGCAATCGCCATTCCGCCGTTCGTATATCGAAGCTCCGACTCCCTCGTCAGCCTTCCCGTCAACGCCACCATGTTCAAATCATTTGCCATACTTTCTCCTCATCCATTCCTTCCGTGAATCGGAAGGCGTCACAATATTGAATACCACACCAACCAAACCCTTGTAGAAGTCCAGCATCTTACTATCCACAAGATGCGAGAAGGGGATGCCCTTGTTCCCAAGGAAGATGAGGTGTGCATATCGGCCGTCACGCTCACCGTCCATCGTCTCCTCACTGCGAACCTCGTAGCGGATATAGGTCTGGTCATCCTTGTTGCTGACCACCATCTCCCTGACGTCCAACAGCTCTGCCGTCTCCTGTCCGCAAACCTTGTAGTAATGGACAGGGAACTTGATTTGCCTGTAAGCCATAGACCCTCCATATATCGTCTGTAATCGCTCGTAAACCTCACGACTAGCGTTTATACCTTTTTTAAGGCAAAGTCCAGCACAGCCAATCCTCGTGCAAGCTAGGCTATCATTTGGATTGCCATGCAAAAGCGGCCACACTATTTACCGAGCTTCAGACTCATCGTGAAGGTTGCAACACCGTCGCTGTCCCTAATCGACACCAGCTCGAAACCGATTCCCTTCGCCTTCTGCCCCTCAAGGAAAAACCCTAGCATCATTGCACCACCTTGAATGTCAGCACCCACACCCACGGATTCTTTTCCCATGGATAGCCGCGCTTGGCGTTGAGGGAGTTCCATAGGGTGCAATAGCTATCCTTTGCATGGCAGAAAAAGTTATAACCCTCGTTATCCTCTTCCTTTATGGAATAGTCACGATAGACTGTTCTTACTTCGATTGGAGCCTCGCCGTTATCACAAGACTCAGCGGACGCATACAGCGGGCCTTCAAAAAACTCGACGCCCTCAGCAATTGCATCCTCTTCGCTGATATCCTGCAACCTTTCAACACGAATATCGGTGATTTCAAGGGTGATGCGGGAGGCTGAGCGTGGCATAAACATTGACGATTTCCAATCGCTTTTGGTCTCAATCGAGCAATCATCCCCAGCGTTCCATTCAAATCCGCCATCAGCCTCATATATCACATGCCCATCATAATATCCGGTTCCAAATTTCAGTTCTTGAATTGGTGTAGCTGGCCGGTTTGGTTTCCAATCACAGATGTTTTCATTCTCGTCAAAAGTATGTGATACAACCCCCCAGTTCTCCCTCACCCACAATCGGTCTCCAACCTTGCCGTAGGGACAGTCAATTATCCCTCTAGGATTAGCATCATCTGTTTTGAATGGTACGTTGGGTGCGCCAATAAACTTTGGCTGAGGTTTCACCACCCGTCTCGTCTGCGTCTTGCGTCCTTCGAGTATTGCCCGAACCGATTCAGCACCCATTATGATTGGTCGTTCTTTCATCCTTCAATCTCCTTCACTTCAATTTCCATTCTCGGCCTGTCGCTGTACCACTTGCCGAAAGGTGCGTGATACTCGACCACCTGACTGTCATTCTTGAAAACGATTCCTTCAAGAGAATCCAAGGCACCTTTGACATAATTATCCGTATCTGGCTTGGTAGCGGGACGAATCAACCCCGAATATGCCATCTGCTTGCGCTTCTCGCTCCATGATGTCGGAACACTTCGGAATACTCTCACCGACAAGCTCAAACTTCCTTCCATTGGTGGTTTCCTGCCCCACTGTCGCTTCGCAAGCATCTTGATGTAATCTTTGTAGTCCCTGCTGTCTGGCGGGTCGTAGGCGCGGAATACACCTCCTCTGGTTGAGAAGCGAGGCCTGCCCTGCGCCACCGGCTCACCATCCACCACGATCATCACCTTTTTCCCTTCTCCCACTCGAACTCCCTCCCGCAATATGGACACCGTACATAACGCTGCAATTCGTCATCGCTCGGGTTCCTGATGTGAATATCGGCCCTTGTGGCTATGAACGTCTTGCAACAACTGAACTCACGCCCATACCGTTTGTCCTTCCACTCACCGACAAGCCTTTCCACAGGCAGACTCTCAAGCTGCTTGGCTATCCGCTTCGGGTGATAGAACCTTGTCAGCGTAGGAGGATTGCCCCTGTGGTGCCAACTTGTCGGTCTGATGTAACCGTTTTTGCACAGCCACTTGATGAAACTCAGGCTGTGGTTGATCCCAGCCTTCTGGAGCTTGTGCTGGGTCAGCATGGAGAGTGGGACCTCGCCGTGCTGCAATGCGCTGTAGGCACGCTTGCTCATCTTGTGACCCACATACCCGCTGTTGAGAGGTTTTGCCATCAGCGTCCCTCCTTGACATGGATGACATGCTTGTGGGAGGTGTCCAAAGCTCCCCCATAGAGCATCTGCTCGACCACATACCAATCCACTGTATCGCCAATCTTCGGTACGCCAAGGGCAAGGTCGTCGATGTAGAGCTGTGCGTACACCTTCCGACTGCTCGTCCACTCAGACTGCTCGGGATTCTCGTTCACCGCCCAGAACTTCACACCACGGTCGGCGCAGAACGCCAATGCGTCCTGGAGTTCCTTGCCGCACCGCATTGTCAAGAGGATGAGCTTGTGTCCGCCCTCCTGGAGCTTGCGGAGCACCTTGAAAGCATTGGGAGCCTCTGCCCCGATATGCGGGAAGTCATGCCTCACCAACGTCCCGTCGAAATCAACGGCAATAATCATTTCTCCCCCCTTGCGCGGAAACTCTTCCACTCCATCTTCACCGCGGTTCCCGGATACTCAATCAAGCGCTCGTAGCAGGAGCGGCCCACAATGTCGATGACGGTCGCGTCGTCCGCATTGGTCATGATGACCGTCGGCTTGAGGTCGTTGTACCGTGCGTTGATGATGCGGTATAGACCGATGAACTCGGCTTTCGTGCCGAACGTCTTATCCAACTCGTCGATCACCAGATGGTCATACTGGGCATACCTGTCCACAAGCGCCACACTCGTTTCGTAGCTTTCCTTGGCGTAGGTGTTCCTGATCTCGTCGAATAGTTCGGGGGCAAGAATGTACTTGCACTTCTTTCCTTCGAGGATCTTTTCGCGCAGGAACGAGTAGGCGAGTCTGGTCTTTCCAGTGCCATTCTTGCCGTACATGACCAGCGAGTTGCCGGAACGCAGGCAGTCGATGGCGTGTTGCTGTGCTACACGCGAAGGCTCGTCGCTGTAGAGTAGGTAGTTGTCGAACGACGCGTCCGCATACCGCTTGGGGAATTTTGCCAGCTCTTTCCTGATGCGCTCCTGTTCGGCACGCCTGGCTTCCTCTGCCAAACGGGCACTCTCTTCCTTTGCTTTCAAAGCGTCTTGCTTCTCGCGCTCTTCGGCAATGCGCTTCCACTCTGCCATTTCTTCCGGCGTGACGTGCAACAGCTTGTATAGCATATCCATCGACTTTATCTCACCCACATCATTGCTCATCGTCGTCACCTCCCATGTAATCCTTCACCCCCAAGCCGCCCGGCTCGGTGCCATAGCGGTTCAGCGTCCGCTGACCCTTGCCGCCCCTTGTCTGCATCTGTGAGAACAGGGTGGGGAACTTCTCTCGCAGCTTCTTGCCGGACAGGATATTCGGTATCCAAAAATTGCCATTGGACTTGCACCACATGATGACGTCCTCGACCTCTTGCGGCGTGCGCTTGTCCAGACGAATCAGTCGCTCGATATCCTTGGCCCAATTGTTGATGGTCTGCTTGTCCCTACCTATCGCGATCTTCGGATCATAGACTCGGGACCGTTCAAGAAGCAGAGAGGCAAGCCTGATTGCCTCGGGGTCGCTACTAGTTACATTCTTATCTTCTTTTCTTTTCTTTTCTATTCTATTCTTTTCTATTATATTATTCT